CAAACCAAAAGCCAATGATGCCGCCAAGCATCGCCATTTCATCATCAGAAAAGATGATCGTACTGACCCGAACCAGGTCATCAATGTTTTGCACAAGATGCGGGTGCTGCCAGACGTAATAAGCAAGCACGCCGTTGATTGCGATGAGTTCTAAGATGAGCAAGTAAGTGACGTTAGGCCGTACCGTGCCAATGTAGTTCACCACCCACTTGCTGGATTTCTCGATGATCTGCTTGTCATGGTCCAACGCCGCCACAGTCATCTGAGCATCCGTCTGCATGGCAATCTGATCAGTGCGAATCTCTTCCACGCGCTGCTGGGCAATGTAGCCCTCTTTGGCCAGTGCAAGCTCACGCTCTGACTGCATCCTGGCAAGCTCAAGCTCATGAGCCTGATCAGCTTTGTTTTGGAAGTAATCAAGCAATTTGGGCAGGCCAGAAATCAGCAGGCCGCCAAGTGTTGAGAGGAGTGAAAGCATGATTACCCCTTCGCCGTTACGATGTCGGCACCCTTCTTGACTGTTACTTTGGAGCCTTCAACATCCACTTGCATAGGCGGCTCGGCACGGTCCAACTTGTCCAGGCGGGTGATAAGGTCCTTGATAACCTCAAACTCAGGCTTTTCCTGCTTTGGCGCGGTTCCAGCAATGCCATTCAGCATTTGAATAAGTGCAGTAAGTGAAGCACCCAAAAGGCCCATAACAGCAGCAATTTTTTCACCCTCAAGGAAAAGTGATGCCCCAACACCAACGAGCACAATCAAGAAGATGTAAAGCAGTCCATCTTCGCCAATGGCTTTGCCGGCCACTTCCTTGGCAGAGTCTTGAGCTTTTAGCTCCTCAAGCCTGATTTTGGCTTGCGCCTTCAGTACTGCTAGCTCGTGGGTTTTGTCATCCATCATATCCCCAGCAGCTTCTTAACAAACATGGCCGCAACGCCTGGCCCAAGCAAGACAGCAGCGATCGTGATGTAAAGCAGCCACTCAATGTGGCGCATGCGCCTGCTGCCATCACCGAGGCGTTTCTCGATGTTCTCGTAGCGTTGGGCGCAAATCGCCTCATGCACTGATAATCGTTTATCAAGATCATCACTCATCACACTTGCGCCTCCAGAAACTCTTTAGAGCCTATCTTGCTCCAGCCACCATTGATTTGATACTTCAAGTTTTTGCCTTGATTCAAAGCCCAAATGACAAGCCATGACAAGACCTCGGAATCCATTTTGCTGCCGCACTCTGCCACTTCTAACCATGAGTGCCCGTTATTGCTTCTTTGTGTGACTAACGCGTTGCTTAAATCGGGGCGCATCCACATCGGTAAATCATCAGTAGCTAACCAATGACACTTATAACTTTGGCATGGATCAATCGGGCGGTTTTCATAAATTGAGCATATTTTTTGCAGGTAATAGCACTTCTTGCCAGGGTAAAAGTCATGCCCCATCGCATGACCCCTAAGCCAACCTTTACAGCACTCTGAACATCCGTCACAAGTTCGATTCATCAATAATCACCGCTGTATCTGTGTCGGCAAACCAAAGCATCTTGCCTCGGCAGGCAATGTTGTAGTCCTGACCGTTGGCATCCAACTCGCTCCAAGTCGGCACTCGGATTTGCAAGTGCCGTGCAAGGTGTTCGCGTCCATCTTCAAAAACTCTCCATACATGCTCTATGGTTCCTCGCCCTGGTTGCCCTCGGCTTTTGTTAAACCGAATCGTATAGTTAGGCATGTGAGCATAATTTTCTTGCGCGTCTGTACCCATCTAATTGCATTAGTTTTATCGGAAACTTAGACCATCTGCTTTCAAGTTCTTTTTGTGAAACTAAATGATAGTGGAGTTTAATTGGCATATTTGTTAATGGAACAATATGAACCAGAGGGTCTCCAAAATTTAATTGATAAATTTTTGTTTCATTTTTTTTGACGAACATATTTATATTTGCTTCATATAAACCTTTGTATGCTGAAAACACACCGGGAGCAATAACAATATCCTCAACGCCAAAGTTATTCCATACCGGAGCGGTCCAAAGCATATTTACATCTCTGTTTGTAATCATGTGCCACGGGTTTAATAGCTTTATTTGAAGATGACTATCTTCAAAATCAAAACCACAAAATTGTTTTTTTGAGTGAAAATTTACCGTTGATTGATTATCTGCAAATTGATACCTATAAGTTTCACTTTTAACTTCTATGTTCAAATCAGACCATAATGGAAACATAAATCCAGAAGCATACAAATTTATAAATGCGGGGCAATGTTTTATGGTTTTTTTAAGCACTAATGGCGCGTTGCGATCTTCCTCAAAAAATGGTTTTGGTAAGTTTTTGAACCATTTTGGAAAAAATTGAGCCGCTTTTTTTGGCTTGGCACTATGAAAAATGTCTTCCCTAGTTGTAAAAAAGTCAATGTTAAGAATTTTAGGCTTGCAAAACCAAAACATTATTTTGGCCCCTTCGGCCATTCAATGCTATCTGGAAAACCAACTTGCAGTCGAATCTCACGCAACCCACGCCGATACTCAATCCACGCAGCTTTATCACCAGCCGTCATGGGCACATCAGGTAGCATCGACCAATCTGACTCTTGCAGCATTTTCTTGGCGCGATCCCATTCAAGCTGCGCTTTGGTTGCCACTACCGGAGACGGTGGCGCTTCGCCAACCTGCACCCAGCCTTGGTCGTTATAGGCTTCACCTAACCATGACAAATCACCAAGTCGATCCATAAAGCCATGAAGACCGAAGATCGGCCCCCAGTTTTCAGGCAGTGGCTGCGGCTCGTTTAGCGCTTCGCCGGTTGACAGTTTTTTCAGTTGCCACAGGCTCATGATTATTCCTTTCAATCTTTAACCCCGGCTGCATTTCAGGAGGCGGCAGCACTGCGCCTTTGTCTTGATGAGGTGCCATATCGTTAACATGAGGTGCCCAGCCTGATCCTGCTTGCCAAGGACCAATTTGATTGCCACGATAATGCGCTAACTCTTCCTCGGTGTATTTCCAATCACGCCAAGCTGAAAAATCTCGGCGCGGTTGAATGTGAATATGACACCCTACATTAGCAGCAAGCTGATGAATAAGTTCAATGACTTCAACAGGCTGCATCAAACACCATAAATGAGACCCATCATTGCCTCGCATAGAAAGCTCAGTAATGCCACCAAACGCCGTGCCCACTGCTATTGATCTGGCACGAGTAAGTTCGCCCGTGGCATTAGCTATATCCTGTTTAGAACGCAGGTCATCAAAGGCTTTTTTGGTTTCTTTTTTCATTGCGGATTCCAGGATACTTTGATCTGTCCATTAACCGTTACAGGGTACGAACCGCCTGGATTTACAGATACGCAATTAAATGATGTTGGATTAGCATTTGAACCTGGGTTGCCTGGGTTGCCAGCATTACCGGCATTCCCTCGGCCACCACCTCCCCCGCCGTTGCAGAAGGAACTTGATGCACCACCTCCACCTCCACCCCCCGCACCCGAAACATTTGCGGCAGATCCTTTAACACCGACGGCAGTCTGAGGGCATGAACCACACGGGTTATTCTGTTGGCAATAAAAACCAATACCGCCAGGACCACCTCCTGGGTTACCTCCTGCACCTGGAGAAAAGCCACTGGCCGCAGATCCTGGATTACATAAACCAGCCCCTCCACCGCCGCCACCGGCAAAGGTACGATAAAATTGAGGGTGAATGGTGCTGCCATAACTCCCTCCTGCACCCCCGCCAGGGCATCCACCGGGACCGCCACCGGGTGCAAAGCGATTTCCTGCCCCGCCTGTACCTCCTGTGTTTCCAACAGTACCACCAGTGCCGCCATTACCCGCACTTCCCCCAGGGAAAGTTTTGCAAAACCCCGTCGAACTAGACCCCGCATTTCCTGCCGATCCTGAGTTACCGGAACTGCCTGCAGCACCGCCAGCGCCACCGGGTGTTAGATATATCGGGTTAGGACATCCATTAGCTCCTTTGCCCCCACTACCACCAGCCCCCCTACCGCCAGGGTTGCCAGCGTTACCTGGATTACCAGCACCGCCGTAACCAACGAGATTAATTTTTGTTACCCCTGTAGGAACCGTAAAAGTTCCAGGCGCATTAAAGGTTTGACAGCCACCAGGGACAAGTGCCTTGCCCCCAAACATCGTAACTTTAGGTGTACCAGCAGGCATTATGACCCCCGCGTTTCAAAAGGAAAGCCAAGATTTGGGCGTGTATCAAATTTACACTCAGCATGGGGTCCATGTTTATCAACATAGTGCAACATGAATTGCACATTCAACTGATCTGCTTCAAAAGGCTTGCGCCAGTGCTTAGCTTCGCAGCCTTTATAAACAACCGCATCACCGGGATTAAGTGTGTAGGCGTGTGGCGCATTGTCTTTATAGTGCATCCAGATTGATGAGGGCGTACCCTTTGAAGCCACATTGACTGTTACGCTAATTTCACATGACGGGCGATCAACATGTGGCTCAAGCTCTTCTCCAGGTTGGTACACGCGCATGTAAGAGTAAGTCGGATCAAGCTCTTTCCCGCAGGTCTCGGTTACTAAAGTCAGGCTTGCTTGAAGCACCGTTTCAATTAAAGGATCAGCGTAATAAGCAAGTTTAGTAACCGGGTCGTCCATTACTTTTCCTCGCCACCCATCGCGACGAATTTTGTTTTCCATGTACATGGATATGGTTTTTACCGTTAGCGGATCAAGAAAACCTTCCACGAGCACACATCCGTATTGCTCAAATTCTTCTGGCTTAGTCATAGTAAAACCACCCCGTCACAACATATTTAGACCGCTCACCAAACACTGTATTACCTCGATGCGTATGCGTAAATGAAGCAGGCCACAAGATTATTTGGTTTTCAGTGGGACGAAAGCGTTGTTGCTGATACAAGAATTCAGTCTCACCTGCTTCATGTGGCTCAAGGGTATTGAGATAAAGCATATAAACCAGCACTCGCGCCGCGTGATCA